GTGTTGAATCATGCTCAAAAAAAGACCCCCCTCGCCTTAAATTGCACATTTTGCAAAGAACTCTCAAATTCAAATCCATATCACTGCCATTTAATCTTTTTGGAATTATGTGATCAATATGTAACTGACCTTCAGTCTGCCCACATAACTGGCAGGTGTATGAATCTCTTATCAAGATGCGTTTGCGTATCTCACGCCATCCTTTAGTTGATCCATTCTTCCACGCATTGCTCATTAGTAATAGCCTTTAATCCTGAAGAATGCCCAGGCATTGCATGGTGTTGTGTAACGCGCCTTAATGTATTTAACACCTAGATTGATCTGCTCATAAGGATCATCAGTCTTTAGTTTAAGCAATTGGGGAATGCCTTTGGCACTTGATGTCTTTGATTTAGCCTTATGATTCCAGTTGCTTTCGCGTGTCCAAAGTAATTCCAAACATCTGTATTCTTTAGCATCAACAACTATTGAATGAGCATATAGTTTGTAATGATCAATAGGTGAAACGGAATATGTTTTTTCCACGCTGGTCAATTGCAATAGCAATAGACATAGGAATCCCGATAGTAAGCCACGCATGGAGATTTTGCGCTCCGCATCTCCAGCGGGCATTGGCGATACTACTGGCAGTGTCAAGACCCTAAGCCTGCAATTCGCATGGCGTGTTGCCCACAAATTCAACACTTGCCTTTTCACATGATGTGCAAAACAAAACCTCAGTGCCAGGTGGCAATGTGTCGCAAACCTGCCAAATCAGCATTTGAGTTGTTTTCTTGCAATGCCTGCACTTAAAGGGTTGCGTTTGCATACACGCTCCTTGCAAGGGTTTCCACTGGTCTTAGGTTGATCTGAGATACCCACCACGACCCTGTTTTGTGCAGGAATCTAGGTTTGCGGGCAGCGGCAACTGGGATGTATCCAATGACTTTGTATTCAGGGCAGCGACCAGTCACCAGCAAAATCAAATCATCCTCACGATCACTGGGCTTGCAGATCGCATGGGCTGATTCCCATTGCGACCAGCGCACCTCAATGTTGCGACCCACATCAGCATTCTGTTTCCACTTGGATTCAGATGCATCAAAATTTGCAACCCCCAGGGCTTTAGCTGCTGCGATCTCAGCCCCGATTGATTCCGCTTGGTTGTAAATGTTTTGAAAGTAGGTGATGTCCTTGATGTTTTCTTTAACACCCATTTGGCGGCATTCCTGGGTGCGCGTTAGCGCAACCCTGGCTGCGTGCATTTCCTCAGCAGGGGAAAGGGTCACTGAGATCATCTGACTATATGTTTGACATAACAACCGCGGCACAAATGAAACATGCGATCCACAATCTTGATCATGTCAATCCGATTGAATGGCTCAAAACATGAATCACAAATCTGCGCTTGGCGATCATTTAGCAATTCACCCTCAGCAGTTATGTGTCCAGTCACGCCATCGCGTGAAAATGATATTCCGCCCATGTCAATTCCAAATCGGCTTGCATTGATTGGTTTTTGACCCGCACACATAACCCGCATAAGGCTTGCCAGTCTTACCAACGCCAGCCTTTTCAAGCATGTATCCATGAGAGCATTGCGGTTTTTCCGAATGAGTTACACCTTCATAAATCTCTTTAACCATCACATCCATAGATGCACCAATTGATGCAAACTCAGAATCAGGCACAATGCTCAGATTTACGCGCTCCATGCGGTCAGCAGATTCGCGGGGGATGCCCTCACTGAATTTGCTTATGCCGCCTGTATGCAATGACCTGCCCAGGCTTGATGTGGCTGCGTTTTCGCATGGGAAGCGATTTGATGAACTGCGAATTTCCTCAGCAAAATCTGATGCATAAGGCAACATGTCAGTTGAATCCCGATACAAATCGGTTTGCACGATATAACGCGTGCCATCTTGGTGGATTATTTTCTGATCAATCCGACCCATTGGATAACGCATCCAAAACTTTTCAATTCTTTCAGCTACTGTTTCATAATTTTCAAGCGCCACGATTGACCTCACTTACGATTTGTCGTGATACCTGAATGCCTCTAGCAAAACCCCTGCGACTGCCCATGTGATCGCCTCGCTGATACCCAAATTTGAAGCCTATCGAAAGCCCCGCAACCAGCCCTGCAATGCCAATTAAGGCACTTACTGTGTTCATTTGATCTCCCGAATCTGCCCACCCGCTTTGAATGGGTCAGATCAGTATGGCACCGCCCACTGACAATTGGCAACGACCAACACGCCAATCAGGGTTTTGGCTTATCCCTTGATTTAAGCCCATTTGCGGAAACAATGCCTGCAAGCGTGCCAGTTAAGAAAACGCATAAGGTTGAAACCAAATCAATGGCAGCCTTGTCATTTGGTGCCTGTTCGCCTAATGGCTGGGTAATGAATAAAAATGCATAAAGTAATGAAAACACTGATCCTGCAAATACGATTGCTAAAATGATCCCAATTGCAACAATAAGCCTTGCGTGTAATTCTTCAGGGGTTAGTCGTATTCTCGGCATTGTTTTCCTTCATTGAATCGGGGATCAAATCCTTTGTGCATTGTCCAACAGCTAAACATTGCGGTGGATTACATTCAGCCTTTTCCCAATTCTCAAATTGTTGGCAGGGATACCTCATCCAACCCTGATAACCGCAACCTGAAAGGGTTGATGCAATCAACACCAACCCAATCAGTTTTTTCATTTACTTGCTTTGAATGCCAAACGCTGCATCATTAGGATTGCAGTAGCGAATTATGACGGGCACAATTGCTGCCACGCCACCCATTGCCATTGCTTTGACATCTCCGCCTGACATATAAACTGCCAATGCTGCTGCAACATAACTGCGCAACCAACTGGCAACAATTGCCTTTGCGTTTTCCATATTAACTCACCTTCTCTAGTTTTAACTTTTCAATCAACTCAGCACATTTGGCTGGATTAAGTGAAACCTCAAAATGCATTTCATCAGGTCTGCGGAAATTTCCACCCCAAGTCAGGGCATATTTTTTGCATAAAGCCTGAATCAAAACTGTTTGCATTGGGCTGAATGTGTTTGCATGACCCAGGGGATGCTTTGTTGCATTCAGATCAATTGCAGTGCCACTTGAATGATTGCTCAGTTTGTCAGTTGATCCGCGCACATTCCTGAAGCAATAACCCCAATCATCCAATATGCCCCCATCAATCGGCTCAATGTGTTGATGGAATTCAGCTGCGAATGTCACCAATAGGGGAGCAACTGATTTTGCGCACCTGAGTTTGATTTTTGTGCCAGGCACGGCAAATGATCCAATCCCTATCTCTTTAGGATCAGCGGATGCAATCCACCCATTTTGGCTAGTCGGCAATTGTATGTGCCTCATTTTCACAATCCCATTTGGCATTTTCAGTATCTAAAACCGCCTCATCATGGCATTTGGCTGGCATAAATAAATCATGCTCATTGCAATAAAACATTTGTTTAGCAGCGTAATTGCCGCGAATGTTGTTGTTGTATGAAGTGCGTTTGCAGGTTTGATTTCTGAAATTGGAATACCAGGTTTCAGTGTCTAACCCTTCAATCAATTCAGTTTCATCAATACCAACAATAACCTCAGTAACCATGTTTGTATCGTCTAAAAATGCATAATGAGCCATTATGACCAACTCACATTTCCAGTGCCAGCAGTAATTGTGGCTCTTTTATATCCACCACTTGCAGCACTTTGAGTGCCAGTTAAACCCGCACCAATAGTTATTGTTTTGGTATCTGGATATCTTAAAATAACCACACCTGATGATCCGTTACCACCTGCACCTGATCCATCACCACCACCGCCACCACCTGAACCTGTGTTAGTTACACCATTACCGCCAGTGCCGCCACCACCAGCACCGCCTTGACCGCCAATGCCACTACCGCCAACAGCACTTCTACCACCACCACCACCACCTGCATAATTAACTGATGATCCAGTAATAGAAACTGCTACACCAGCACCGCCAGTGCCGCCACTTGAACCACCAGTCGTGTTACTACCAACAGCTCCTGCACCGCCACCACCAGCACCGCCAGCATTTGCGCCGCCAGTATTTGTTCCACCTGCATAACCTTGATTCGTAGCACCACTTCCACCTGAAGAACCTGTGCTACTTCCACCAGCACCGCCACCTGATCCACCAGCACCGCCACCAACTGTTGCTCCAGCCCCAGCACCGCCACGAGTTGAAGTTATGGTTGAAAACACTGAAGCATTTCCATAATTACCTAAAACGTTTGCAACAGATGAACCTGCGCCACCTGCGCCAACAGTTACTGTGTAATTTGTAGCAGGCAATAAAGATAAAGCGGTTTCTAATGATCCACCACCGCCTGTTGCAGTTACTGTTGAACGTAGTCCACCAGCACCACCGCCTGAACCAAAGTTACATCCACCGCCACCACCACCAGCTACGACAAGGTAATCAACTGCAAATGTCCGCGGATAATTTTGACTCGCAATAATTCCTAGTTTGAGCATTATGAAATGTCACCAATCACTGTGAATACATTTGATGCGGTGCAAATAATTGTGCAGGCTGAATACTTTGCCCTTAAAATTGGTGCTGATGCTGATGCACCAGTTGATGTGATTGTCACACCCGCCCCTGAAATTGTTGTTAATCCAACGCCTATTGATTGCACATTTATGACCTGACCAGCTGAAAATGTGCTGGCAGGGATTGTCACAACTACCGCTGATGCATTTGATGTTGTCACCAATTTGTCTGCATCACCTGCAACCAATGTATATGTTGTGCCTGTTTGTGCGTTAAATGATAATAATTTGGGGGATGCTGCCGCTGCCAAATCGTATGCTGATTTAACTGATGCAGGAACGGCTGCGGTTGTGGTTGATGTGCTGGATGTTGAATTTTCCAATTGGACTGCACCTTTTTGGGCAGTTGTGCCATCTTGAATTCCAACTGTAATCGCACCTGATGAACCGCCACCTGTCAATGGTGATGTGGCAGTTATGCCAGTAATATCACCCTGATCATTTGCAATCCATGTGAAATCCATATCTGTTGCTGATGCTTTACTTAAAATCTGACCAGTTGTGCCACCTAATAAATCTTGCATTGATGTGGCAACTGCTTGACCAAAAACCTCAAAATCAGCTGGTAAGTCAGTGACCAAATCTGTGCTGGTCGGCATTTGCCACGAAAATGGCGTGGTTGGATTACTCATATTTTTTCTCCTTTTCTAAGCAACAATCGTTGCGTTTTCCCATGTAAGTGTTCCCAAAATTGTGCTCCACATTTCAACAATCGGCACATCATTCCAGCGCATTGCAAAAAGACTGTATGCAAGCGGTGACATAACTGGCGAAATTGAAACCTGGTTGTATGCTGCTTTAATTGTCCAGCCTTCAACCCACCCCAAAAAATTTCCTGCGCTCATGTTTAATGGCAGATCAGACAACTGCACGGGCATTCCCATGAATATATTGATCAATGAATCCCGATCTGAATCTGATATTTCAGGGTTTGTTAATTCATAAGTAATTGAGTTAAACATTGGCTGCGGGTAGGCACGGATTGCCAAATAGAAATCTGCCTGAGCAGTTGCATCACCTGCATTAAATATTGTGGTGGTAAATATCTGAGCCAAATTGCCATAGATTCCAATTGAAACTGGATCATTTGCGCTGACCTCGTTAGCTGATAATGATCCATATTTAACTGTGACATCATTTCGCACATCACCTGCGCGGGTTTGAATTTTAAGTGAATTTGCCAAGGCATCATTCGCGCTTAATTCCACATAACCATTTGCGGCAAGGTAGGTGGTGCGGTGGGTTGAATCAGCGTAGGAGATTTGACCCTGGGGGTTTTCGTATAAGTAACCCAATCCTGAATTTGCCAATGCTGAAACCAATGAATAAACATCAGTGCGGCTTGATCCACGATTTGCCAATTCATAATTGCCAGGGCGATCAATCTCACCCAATCCAGTGTTAAACGCATCAGCCCAGGTTAATGTGGGATCAGTTGTTGCCCATGTCAATGCAGCAGGCACGGCATTCCATTGAGCAAATAACACGCCTTGCAAAATCTCATAAATCTGATCACCATCAAAATCTTTAGCCAATACGCCATTGGTTAATGCCTTCGGCAATCTAGCCAATGCACCCAATGCAATGATTGTGACTGTTTGTGAATAGGCAACTGATCCAACATCAGTGACCGATACTGCGACATCAACAATTGAGCCACCAAATATTGGCACAAATGTTGCGGTTGAATCTTGCAATTCAATTGTGATCCCTTGGTTGATCTCAGCTAAAATGGGGGATTGATCCAGGTTAATCAATTCAATATTTATGTATCCCGCTTGCGCCTGGGTGTAGATGTTTGTGCGCCCGCTGGTAATGCTTAAATTTGCAAGGATTGCAGTTGTGTAATCAACCCCATTTATTTTAACCCGCCATACTGGATTCCAGACTGTCATCTCAAACCTGCCAAAATAGATGCACCATTAGTGCCGCGATAATAAGAATCATTTAATGTATCAACAATCGTGCGGGCAGTGCCTTCAGAATCAATCGCGCCACTGACATTGATGTTGTAAATAGGTGATGGCAGAATGCCAGCGCGTAATGCTTCGCTAGTTGTTGCAACCTGTCCATATTGAAATGCTGAAACTGATGATGCTGCTGCTGCAATACCGCCGCCACTTGCTCCGCTTATTGATCCACCACCGCTAATTGATGGGGTCATTGGCGCACTTGGTGTTGATGATGAACCTGAAAATCCTGGGTTTCCTGACCCATAGGTGAAATTAGATGATGGCTGACCAATTTTGTTTAGGTAGCCAATGTCTGATCCTGGTTTAATTAAGTTAATTCCGCGTATTACTAGGTTAATTGAATCAATGATGAAATTGATGATCGGTGTTATTGCGCCCAGGATTGTGCCAAATGCGCTAATAATTGCTGATGCTACTTTTGCGCCAACATCAATCAGGAATCCAAATACATTTTGCAACACTGGCAAGACATAAACCTGCATCAATTCAATAAAGCCTTGAAATTTTTCTTTATTCTTATCAATTGCATCAGCAATTACATCCCAGGCATCTTTGAATTTATTAAATATTGGCACACCATATTCAAAAATGAACCCGATCATTTTCTCCAACACTGGGAGCAGGGCAGTGCCAATGGCTTCTTTGCCTTCCTCAAATCCTTGTTTTAAACGATCAATGCGCCCCTGAAATGTTTCAGCTGCTCTTGATGCTGCGCCGCCATAAAGATCAGTCAATGCCTGGGTTGCACCTTTGAAATCCATTGTTTTCAGTTGTGTTGCATTTAAACCAATTCCCAGTTTTGCCAATTTCATGTCGTTGCCTTCATAGGCTTTCGCCAGGGCTTCGGTGACTGTTGCCAAATCTTTTCCGCTGCCTTTAGATACATCAATTGCCAAATTCAAAATGTCTTGGGATTTGGTGACATCTTTTGTGCTTACCGATAACCGCTGGAATGATGCGCGGAGATCATTGTCGGTGATACCAGTTGCCAGTTGTGTTTTGGTTATGTATAACTCAGTTGCCGCAATTTGGGCATCAGTTGCACCAGTTGCAGCCTTTAACGCGCCCGCCAATCTAACCTGAGCAGCCTCATCCTCAATTGCAGATTTAACTCCATCAATGCCAATCTTGACTGCGTATGCCGCTGCTGCTGCTGCTGCCAATGCAAATGCTGCGCCAACCTTCTTGCCAACATCTCCCATTTTGTCGCCAAAACTCTGGGCATCTTTTTCACCCTGGGCAAGTGATTTTTTTAGCTGATCAACATCAGCCAGGATGGAGAGTTTTAGGGTGCGTGATCCTGTTGCCATCACCACTCCTTTATTATCTGATCAAATGAGTTTTCCCATTGATCAATAATGTATGGCTGCTCTTTGCGTAGTGTTGGATAAATAAACCAGCCGCGTGATCCGCGACCTTCTTTGCCTGACCACACTGGAAATTGCTTAAATTTGTTTGATCCAAATTCTGATCCACCCCACAATTGCTGGGTTGTGCCGCCGCCGCTGAATTTTTGTGATGCAAATCCAAAACTCATTTCACCGATCTTTGATGATTTGGATACCCGCGAACCTTGAGCAATAGGGGATGCAACTTTGCGTGAGAATAAACCATCAGCAGCATCAATGATTTTGCGTTGCAAATATTCAACCAAACCGCTAGATTCTTTTTTGGCTTGCGCAACTGCCTCATCACTCATTGCACCAAATGCCTTTATGATGCCGCGCAATTCGGCTTTGTCATAAGCAATTGCATCACTAGCCATTTTTCTCCTTCAAAATCTCCATTGCGGTAATAATCTGCTCTGCGGTTTTCCATTCACTCATTGGAATTGATGTGGCTATTGCCAACTCAATCAATAAGCGGTTTAGGCTTCCGCGTTTGAAACTTTTGGGTCATCTACTCCCACCACCACATCAACGGCAGTTTCACACCAGGCTTCATAAGGTTTGACTGGCTTGCCACCTGCTTCACGCTTCATGGCGTGATATGCCAGGAATAATAAATCAGAAACTCCGATTTTTTCCTGGGCTTGGCTGATGATGTTGCCAGTTTTCTGCTCCCACTTTGCCCACTCTGAAACCTGCGCGGTGTAGGTTTCTGATGACCCATTTGAATATTCAATTGTGATTGGTAATTTCATTTGTTTGCTCCCGATCTCTAATTAGGTAAGTGCTGGGGTTGTCACACAAGTAAATGACAATGAAACTGTTTGTGCATCAGGTGCAGTGCCACCAGCTGAAGGCAGGATTGGCTGCACATCAAATGTGAAAACTGCGCCAGTATCAGCGGTTAATGAAACTGCCAATGGTGTTTGTGGTGCTGATGTTGCTGCATCCCATAATGTTTCACACAATCCAGCAGGGGAAATACCCCAATCAGCCAACATTTCAACTGCAAATGTTCCCTGAGTGTCGGTTGTGTAATACGCCTTGCCATCTAGTGTTTGATAAGTATTAATTGTTGATGCAACTGTCAAAATTGCTGATGTTGCTTGCGCATCATAACTGTCACCTGCAATTGTGAATGTGACATCTCTACCCGTGATGATTGTTGTTGGCATTTATTTTCTCCTTATATGTCCTGGTTGTAATAAGTGCTGACTGAAAGATCAGCAATTAAGAGTGATGATGTGTTTATGTTTGTAATGGTTGGGCGTTGCACATCTCCGACAACATAACCATCAGGCATGACACCCAATATTTGAATGACCAATTTCTCCAAATTATCTAATGCGCCAGGGTTTGAGTTGTAGGCAACCGCGGCGGTAATAACAAAATTCATTCTCACATTTACTGCTGATTTACTGATCAGCGTTGATTCCAAATATGGTGAATCAGGCACGATCACACATGCAGGCGGGATTACCGCTTCAGGCACAAATGAATAAACTGTTGCGCCAATTGATTCCAGGGCAGTTGCTAATTCTGCGCGAACCTCAGCTATTGATGCACTCATTGGGCAATCGTTGCGGTGTCAATGAATGGGTTTAGCAATCCCATTTGGCGATTTACCATGCTGCGACCAGTGCGGAAAATTGTTTGTGCAAAATCAACACCCTCAGCAGTTGATCCAGGGGCAATGACTGCCTGGAAAATGTCGGTGCTTAATCCCAGCAACGCATTTTTAATTGCAGGATTATTTGCATAAATCTCAACCGCACTTGACCCATCAAGCACGGCAAGACCAGCGGGGATGACTGGCGTGATTATCGTGTTGGCTGCATCTACGCTTGCAGCAAACATATACACATCAGATGTTCGGGCATCAACTGTGTATGTAGCATCATAATCACCACAACCAGTCACAACAACTGATTGACCCTGCACAAAAAGATTTGCGCGCGTAGTGTAAAAATAAATTGTGTCATTTTTAATTTCATAAGAATCAACCGCTGAGTTGTAAGCGGTAAGCAATGGCAAACAAATTTCCTCAGCACTTTGTGTGATCTGATTCAAATATTCATCCGAATACATAGATTCACTCACGCCTAAAATTGCGCGTAAATCATCCGCATCAATGATTGGCATGAGTGATCCCTTCGTTCGGCTGGGTTATGTTCGGGAGCGACCACAACCCATGATTATTTGGTTGTTATCAGGTTTGGTTCCAGCATGCGCCAAATGGAATCTTTGGTGCAATTGCTGCATAACCATAATAAAGAAGATCAACTGTTCCATCACTTTGAATTGCAGTGCGCAATGTAAAGCGTGGAGATTCATACCATGTCCATGCTTGTGGATTGATTGTGACCATTGAGAAATCTCCAGTGGATGTTGTTCCACCTGCATTGCCAATTGATCGGCTTACATAAAGATCAAGCCCTGGAGATACACGACCACGCAAACTGCCAGCAGTTGCAAGTCCAGCCTGGTTTGATGGATTGGCTGCATTGTAAAGTGGTGCGCCATTGTCGTTATATCCCATAATGTTTGCCCATTGACCTGGAGAAACAACCAGATTTTGTGCAAATCCTAATGATGATGAATATACGGCAGCGGCTGCTGATGATGTATATGCTAAAAATCCAGTTGATGTGTTTGCATTAACTGCGGTTTGTTGCCCCGCGGCTTGGATTGTTCCAACTGCAAATTCATCAGTGACTTTAGCGTAAGCAAATTCTAAATTTGCTAATAAAGCCTGAATATATTCAGGTCGGCTGCGATCAATCAGCTCAACTGTCGTGATTGCACGACCCTTGAAGGACTGAACTGGAACTGATAAAAATGTGGCTGATAATGATGATTCTGTCACTGCTGTGTTTTCTGGAACATTTGCAACTGTTGGAACTGCGGTGACCTTTGGTAATTCAAAAGTCATTCCCTCTCCAACTAATGCCTCACGGCTTAGCGCATCAATCATTCCACGATCACCATTCGCTAATGCATTGATGATTTGAGTTGATTGTGGTGTTGGAATCATGCCAGGTGCAGTTGATGTGGTGTTATCGGCTGCGCGCACATAAATGCGGGAATCCTCATCACCTAATACATTTGCTTTAAGAAAATGCTCCAAATAAGTCACCTTGTTGATAATTGGTGATCTTGGTGATGTGTAAGCCATTGGTGTTGCGGTGGCTTTGACCTCAGTCGCAATATCAACTGTTTCAGTTGGTTTTGATTGTTCAGGCGTATTGTCTGACACTGTTTTTTCTCCTTCGGTTTTTGTTTGATCTGTTTCGGATTTTTCCGCATCAGAATTCTCATTTTCATTTGCTGCAACATCACTGACCCTGGCTGATCTGATGGCTGGTTCAGTCACCAATGCAACGCCAGTTAAGTCACCTGATAAAACTTTCATTGTGCCATCCTTCGCCATCTCATAATCATTCACCGCTAATTCAACGGAGAATCCATCACGCAATCCATCCATTGCTTCAATCAATGCATCAGTGCCAGCAGTGGTGTTTGCAATTTTGAATGTTGCATCAATTGATTTATCACCATTCATTGTCATGGATAATGTTTTGCCAATTCTGCGTGTGCGATCATGCTCCAGGTTAAGAAAAACATCCTTCGGTGCAATTGAATTTTTAGCAAAAATAACTTTGCCAGTTGAAGCATTTGCCGCTTCATTGAAGGCAAGAATGCGACCAGTAATCGTTCGCGATTCTGAATCAGCTGCGGTGATGGTCATTGGTGTTGTCAGTTTCATAGTGCCATGTCCTCTTTCCTCATAATTTCATCAGCGGTCATTACGCCAATGCGGTTGTAAATTTCGTATATTTGCGCGCGCTCAAATGCTGATCCTCGGAGATAGACATCAAAATCATGTTTGACCACCTGGGATGATGGCGTGAAATCAGGCATTGATAATCTTTGTGAAATCGCATCACAAATTGGAATCAAACTGAAATCCAGCAGCGTTTGTCGTGCGGTGACTGCATTTGAATATGTCATTGATGATCCACTCGGTGCATCAGTGAAATATGCGGGGATGCCGCAAGCGCGTGAAATTTCGGTGGCAATGTGTTCGCGTGCAGTATTCAAACCTAATTCATCAGGTGAGAATCCAACTTTTTCCAAATTGATGTCAGCATTGAGATAGGCAGTGGTGCGATTTCTGCGCGCAACACCCCATTGCTCCAATAGTTTTGCAATGCGATCTGCTGGCAATGCTGATCCATTTGATTTCAAAACCATTGATGGAATTGGCTCACGCGCATAATTCATTGCAGCGCGCTCCAACTCAGCACCAGTGCGAATGGTGCGACCTGCACGATTTAAGACACCAACATCTCCAGGGTTGTAAAATACAACTAGACTGCCAACGCCTGAATCAGGCAATTTTGATCCACCATCTATTGTGTAGCCTGTTATTTCAGTGGCATTGGCATTGGTTTCAATTCCTACGCGATCAGGTGAAATTCGTTGCACTGATCTCACGCGCTGGGTGTCTGCATACAATTCCGTTATCTGAAAATACCCGAATCCATATAGCAAAATGTCACTGGCTAACCATCCATAAGTTGCCTGACCTGGTAATCGTGGATCAGGTGTGTTAATGACACGCGGCTCATCTAATCTCACGCCAGTTGAGCGATCACGCAACACCAGGGGAATACTTGCAATTGATGATGCAATAATGTTTTTGGCGCGTGATGCACTTGGGATGCTAATAAACTCGGAATAAGTAGCTGAAATCGGTGTGTTCATAAATGTATAAAGTGCATTGATATTATTTAATGGTGCAAGATCAGTTGCGGCAACATCAGGGGATGCCAATGGGGAATTTGTCTTTACTGATCTGAATCTGTCCAGGATTGCCATGTGCCAATTTTTTCAGGCAAGTAGCATCAACCGATCAAAATATCAACATCCGTTGATGGGCGTGTCGCAAAATGTGTGACCAGGGCTGAAGCCACGGCAGCGCAAATTGCTGACTGACTTGCCCGCCTTCCCAAAACCATTCCACCATCTCCGCGGTGCAATTTAACCGCTGACAACATTTGCAGGTTTAACTGTTCCTGATTTCGGTGGCGCAACCGCCCTGAGTTAATAGCTGAAAGTAATTCATCACATGACTGCGGATAAAATGAATCTGCCTCTAATACTGGAATTCCAGCAGGGCGCATCCGATCTGCAACCGCGGCTGATGTCCTTCGCGAATAAGCCAGGAATTCAATTGGGTATTTGCGGCAATAGGCAGCCGCATCATTGGCAATGGCTTTATCATCCAGCGTTGAATCATTAGACCATGTGTGAAGCAATTTGATTATGAATTGGTCATTTGGCAACTGCTGGGCTGCTACCAGGGCAGCATGCCTACGATCAGGCGAATGATCCAATGCCATCCAGGTTATTTTCTCAGGATCAAGATCAACATCCTCAGATATACATGCCCGCCAATTTGTTTCATCCACTGCTGATGTAATTGTTGCAACCCATCTGCTCAACACCTCGGTTTGAACAACTGAAGGCGGGTCATTTAACAATTGCTCAATATTGTCCAGGTGGATCGTATGACCCAGGGCGGGAACGCTTGCAATGATGTTTGCAGGGTCATTCACATCATCAGTTGGAGCAGACCATTCATAATACGCAATGTTGTCATTGCCCCCAGCAGCAGCCGCCACGCCCCGATCTCTTAGCTGATTTAACACCAATGAGTGTTGATCACCCGCTGATGAATAAGCCATGATCATGGGATTTTTTGCAGCCAATAGGGAATATCTAAGTGAAGCAAATGAATCCAAATCATGCTGCTCACGCAACTCATCCAAATGCACTGTTGTTGGAGATGTGCCGCGGGCTGCTGATCCACCAGCCTTAATCGCAAATCTATTCACACCAGTTTTGCCAGCGATAGTGATTTCCTCATTTCCATGTGACCATTTGATGCGTTGCACCTTCTTTGATAATTCATCAGATGATTCAATCATTCCAACAAGGGTGCGAAATTGCTCCAGGGATGTGGTCAATCGGTGGGCTGATGAAATCTGCAATGGCTCATCAAATAAATACATGCCCGCCAAAATGCGCAACAACATCAATGTGGATTTTCCTGACTGCCTGGACACAATCGTGCAAACCAGGGGTGTGGCATATTTTCCATTTGGCAAAACCTTATGACTGTTAATCAACACAAATTTCTGCCACGGCATCAATTCCATTTTCAATGATGCTGCAAAATCAATGATCTCATGCCCGCGTGATGGCAAATCATTCAATGGCGTGTGGATTCTAGGGGTCGGTGCGCCAAATGCCCCAGCTAATGACTGGGCAAAAACCGATTCAATCCGATCATTACCTGATGCGCCTGGATCATTACTGATCACGACCTGATCGCTCTTAGTCATGACTTATGCTCACATTTGTGGGGGTAAAAGCATCAT